CTCCTTTTGGTCGAATAACTCGAACCAAGTGAATTGGTGAATATGTCTCATGCTCACCCCACTAGTGTCTTTCTGCGGGCAATCTCACGCTTGAGATAATATTCAGCCTTCTCCAAGTCTTCTATTGGAATTTCATACTTCTCATCGCAACGCCATATGTACTTGATGACATTACCGAGGTTGAAGTTCATGTGTTCCGTTATCTGAATGCACTCTACACCTGATGGGTGTTTTCTGTAGTGCGGCGGGTTGTTCACCATATCCACTTCGTCTTGTGCGCCCGGAGCCACAATATTGACCGTATTAGATGAGACTTCTGTCTTAACTACGGTATCGAAAGGATACTGGTGAGCGTATATTGTTTTTCCTGTTTTTTCGCTCATTAGTGTTTCCTATGTTTTTTTGGGTCGAATTTAATTACATTCAGGGAATCCTCCTGATTGTGCTCTTTCATCTTCTTCACCAGTTCTTCATCAGGCTCAAAGATGAGTTCAACTTCCGGCTCTTCTGGAGGGTAGTCGAATCCGTTAAAGCCGGGCGCGGTTCGTATAATTTTACCAGCCACGACTACATTATCTGTTTGAGTGTTTATGATGGCGTACACGCCAGCTAAAATGTTCTGAAGAAAGTCTACAGTATCTTGTGGGTAGTCTTCGTCAAAACTCCAGCCACCACTAAAGAGCAATCGTCCTTCTTCATCGACAGTAACTTCCATAAAAATTGCGTTAGGTAATTGCTCTGTATCTTGGGTCATATATTTCTCAATCCATTTATAATTTTTAGTGAGCCCCTGTTCTTTCGCTCTTTTATCCAAGGCAAAGGAACTAGCTTATCGGCGTACTCAAAACCGTACCGTTCACACCACATGGCGTAGGTGGTCTTTGATCCTTTACGGATCTTGCCGTTGCTATTGGTAAAGATGAAACGAAGATCTAACGCAGGGTACTGATCTTTTAGGAGCAAATGCTTTCTACGATCTTCAATCGTAAAACGCCCCTTTGTTTCAATTACGATGCCGTTAGGGAGAAGGAAGTCAGGAGTGTAATAATGATCACTCTGAGGTATGACATAGGGGATACGAAAGCATTCATATTCTGCGTCCACGCCACGTTTTTCTAAATCGCTCTGTACTTTCTCCTCAAGCCCCGATCTGTAACCATTAGCTATGGCCCGAGCTCGGGGATTATTTTTTCTTTGTCTCATGTATCCGTCCATTTAGCCTATGGAGCGGAACGCTTTCTTTCTTAAACCAACAGTCAGGACAATAAAAAAACCTGTCACTTTCAACTACTACCGCTGGCTTGTTCTGACACGTTCCACACATCACAGGGCTATTCGTCTTTTGCATAATCCGCGTACCAATAGTGCCGAGGATTCTGCGCCTTAGATCCTGTTTGTGGTTGATACTCAGCGTCAGGCCAGCATTCCCTCATGTACGGGCAGAACGTACAAGTGGTGTGCAAACGCTTATTGCCTGTAGGCTTACCACGGAAATACTCAGTAGTAGGTTCAAAACACCTTACAAACTTCTCATCAAAATCCACCTTATGAATTGTCTCTGCAATTCGGGATTCCAACTCCTGTAATTCCTGTTTATTCGGATTAGCTTCCACTACCCGAATTTCGCCTGTGCTTTTATTGACGACAATCCAGCCGCCAAGCCCGGTATCTGTGCCTTTAGAGTAGCCTAGCAATTGAGCGGTGTACCCAAATGCGTCATCTTTAGCTACGCCATGCCAGCCATCTTGCCACTTATTATCATAAGCCCAAGGTGAAGCAGACTTTGTGTCAAAGGTCATGCCATCGATTTCGATATCGTTCTCACCTTCAATGGTAGTACCAGCGATATCAAACTTCGCTTGGGACTTACCCCCGGTGATATTGGCCCCTGCAACACGCAACAGAACCTCAACAATGCACTCTACGGCATCGCCAAGCATCATCCTTACAATATGATTATACGGCAACTTAGACTTCTCTTTGCCCGCCTTTTCCATTTGGAGTTGGCAGACAGGGCGTCCAATATTGCTCATACGCAGACGGAAGGGTTCGTCCTTCCTACTTAACTGCTTACGCAAACCGTCCTTGAACATTTCACCAGCGGCTTCAATCCACTCGTCTTTACATTCAACAGACTCACCATTGGACAGTTTGTCCAAGGCCATACGCAGTTGTGCTTCTAATGTTGATATTGACATAAATAACTCCAGTTATTTCAGAGGGGAAAAAAGAGGGGCACGAAGCCCCCCTTGGTTCCTAAAGTTATTTATCGTCTTCGAGATCTGCGGACAGATCGTCGTTGTCAATAACATTTGCTACAGCGTCAATGGCGTCACTATCCAGATTGCTTTGGTGTAGTGCAGACTGGTAAGCCTTCTCAATGACATCATTCTCGCGTTTGATCATACCCGCCATGTGAGTCATGGTTCCGTATGTATCTTGGTCGATAGGAAGTGTCTTCTTTAGATCCGGCTTAAAGTGCATGACATAGTACACGACAGAGCCATTTTGTAGCTCTTCAGCACTTACATCGCACCAATAGTCGTAGAAGTTTGCGCCTTTAGGGATTGACTTAATAAACTCATCCTCGAAGGGTGAGAAATTAGATCCCTTTAGTAACATTATAGCAGGTTCGTTCTCTACAGTCACCTCATTTCCATCAGCGTCCTTACCTTTGTAAGAAGTAAGTACTCGCAATTGACGGAAACATTTGATGTCCGTAAATTTCTTCTGTTCTTCCTTGGGCATTTCCCTCAGAACTTTAGAAGGTGGTTTCCCACAACGTTCCCCACCCTTCATATCACGCGCTTCACAACGGAAGTTCGGGATTAGTAGGGTTTTGTTTACTACCTTGTTCTCTTCTGGATCATAGTGAATCCACTGGAACAATTGCGACAATACGCGGATGCGTACCTTCTCAGCGTAAACGGGTTCGTCCATTCCATTCAGATAGAACAATCCCTGTTCAATCTTCCGGCCTTGTGCGTCCTTACGCATGGTGTTTACCTTCAACATTGGAAGGCGGTCTGCACTCACTTGAGGCTTATCGTTAGCCCCGAGGAGTGCCGCAAGTTTATGCTCTTCAGCTTTATCTACAACGGCTACTTCGCCCATATTTTTCTCCTTAGTAAGATTTATAATTTACCCTTATTAGTGTCATTGGTCAACACTAACTACGGCCTTATCCATCCAATTCGCACCCGCTTCCATCTCTATGTCTAGAGGGAGCACAGGCTTGTAATTGAACCTAGTTTCAAGCTCTTCAGAAACGTCGCTCATGGCCCATTTCAGGGCTTGAACTACCTTTTCTTTTTCTCCGGGGTACACATCCACAACTATTGAATCGTGTACTGTAAGCATCAATTTGCTTTGGAGATTGAGCTTGTTGAATTCACGCAGAGCGCGAACACATGACAACGGAACAATGTCCGCCGTCGCGAACGATTGCACAGGGTAGTTAACTACTGCCGTAGCATTAGTTATCCGGCCACCACGCAACCGCTTGGCGTCTGGAAAGAAGAACTCACGCCCGGAAGGTATCCGCACGATTCCATCTTTCAAAACACCATCCATCAAAGTCTGATGCCAACGCTTCAGGCCCTGATAAATATTGAAATATTCTTTGAAGTACGTCTGCACATGAGGAGGCTCGGACATTCCAAGGCCACCATATAAGGGCGCGAACGTATACGCCTTCGCTTTCTGACGAAGGTCTTTTGTTACTTCTTCTGGATCAATCTGGTTAATGATTGACGCAGTCTGTTTATGTACATCCTTACCACCTAAGATGTCTTCGATGATCTGTGGGTCACGAGACAACTCACCAGCGACACGGAATTCTAGACCTGAGAAGTCGGCCTCTAAAACCTCACCACCTTCAAACCGAGATACTACACAACGACGAACCGGGAAAGTACCGCCGCGAGGCTGGTTCTGGAAGTTAGGATTACTAGAGCTTAGTCGGCCAGTACGAGTAGTGCATTGGTTAAACTGCGCGTGTAGTATTCCATCCGGCCGCGTATAGGTTTTGATACCAGTAACGAAACTATCTAAGTATGTGTTGATAGCATTCAGTCTACGGATGTCTGTTAGAAATTTAACAGCTTCAAGATTGTCCTTACGCTCCGCCTGAGCAATCAATCTTTCAATGGTCGTCTTATCTGTTTTGAACCCGTTGATAGACGCATCGTTAGGCCCTTCAGGTACAAGCTTTAGACCAGCTACCTGACCAGTTTCCATGAGTGTGAAACCTTGACCATCACACGCAGTGCATTTGGTTAGGTTAATCCACGGTGTGCCGTCCTTCTTGTACTTCTGGATCTTTCCTTTCCCAGCGCAAGCATCACAGTGATACGCTACAGTCTTCATTACTCGGCGTGTAGATTTACGAACCGTGTTAGCAAACTGTGACGCACTCATACGAGGTGGATACAGCGGCTTACCATTCCAACCCACTCCAATGTTGAATGCCCTCTTGTGGTATTCCTTGTCTTTAACGTAGCGGCTGTACACAACCTTGGTCATATCAAGACCACTGTTCAGGTTGATAGGAGTGTCGCCCATTACAGACTGAACAATATCTTTTAGACTTTTCTCAATGGTTTCTTTCTCTTCAAGGAAGTCTTTCTCCACCTTGTTGAGAGCGTCCATATCAATTTTAATGCCGTTGCGCTCAATCTCGCAAAGGAACATCATCATCTCGTTCATCAATTCAAAGACGGGTAGAAGACCTTTATTAGATCCCTTTAATAGATCTTCTTGTTGATCTATATAAATCTCAGCGCACGACTGGACATCGGCTTCAGCGTATTCAATCACGGTGTCTAGAGGTATGGCCTCGAACCCTGTGCCGCCCTTAAACAAATCATCTACTAGGTCGGACTTCTTACGGCTTACTTGCCTACGCTCGGCAGTGGCCTTCAGTGATTTACTTGTCGCTTGTGCTCTAGCGAAAATATATTCACCTATCATGGTGCAGTACATCTTAGGCGGGATAGGTAATGCAGATTCCATAAGGTAAAGCAAATCGAATTTTGCATTGTGGGCCACGCCAAGATCAGCGGACTTCAGTGCTTCTCTAAAATCGTCTGGGCTATCAGACTTTTCGATTTCGTTATGAAAAAATATTCTGCTTTGTGGTTCACCTAACTTACCATCTTCAATGATTAACCAGTGTGCACTAACCATTCTGTTCTTTGGATGAAACGGGCTGTTATCAATAACACCGTTCTCCCGTTGAACTGTTGTTTCTAAGTCAAATACTATTACTCGCATTCTACTCCCCATTTTCGTTCTGCTAGAAACCGCCACAATGTTTCTATTGGTTGCATTTCTGTGTGGCGCATGAACAAACGCTCCCCGTACCCGAAGTCATGCTTGCGGGCGGCATACTTAAAGTCTGTTCGAGTGACCCAGCCGTTTACCGACATCACGTCTTCGTCATCTGTACGGCCAACCAGAATGGCGATTTCAGCACGGAACTTCTGCATCGTGTCAAAGATGAGAGGCCCATGCTCTTCGTTCGTGAATTTTACATCTACTGGAATTCCATCAAGCCA